TCTCTGTATCGACTAGACATCTAACATCTTAACAACAGCCCTAGCCCTACGGGGCGGGGCGCAACCAATAATATATATAAAATGAAAATCACACTAGACACACCACCACCCTCAGAAGACATGAAGTCAGAACTATTAAAGGTGTCGGCACCAGAGGCTCAAACAGCAACATTAAAAGAAATGCCTGATCAAGGTGGCTGGCAAAAGACCTTTGCCTTTCCCAATGGTTACGGAGCATCTGTCGTCACTCATAAGTTTTCATATGGCCTTGAGCTTGCATTGCTCGACGAAGGTAAAAACATAATTCAACACCCAGAGATTACCGAAGACGTAGAGGGCTACCTCAATAGCGACACCGCTAATGATCTGCTGCATAGAATTTCAAAACTTGAAAGACACCGGGAGAGCAACTCTTCGGAGAAGCCCTCACCGGGCATCAAAAAGGTTCAGTTGGGTGTATCCACCAAATCAACTAGCAAAAGGTTCACAGGCTATTTCCACACTCGTATTAACGAGATGGTAGAAAATTCAATCGACAGCTTTGGCGAAGAGTTCCGTGACAGGTATCAAGCCTTTGCAGACCAACTAACTGACGCCAAGGTCAAACACAAAGAGTTGATGGTCGATGATGACATCCTCAAATGCTTTATCCGAGACTGCGATTCACGAGCTTGCCTCGACTACAGGGAAGGCTATCTAGACGATGACCCTTATGCACAAGACGAAATAGCTGGTGGCAAATGGATAGATAGACTCTATTGGAAGCTCGTGGCCGTGCATCCGCAGTATCGTGTCAAGGAAACAGTAAGCACTTGGCAGGGTAACAAACTTGTTTCACTGTCTTACAAATAACCACTAACCAATAATATATAAAATGAACATACCAAAAACTATATTGAACCACCCACTCGTAGCCTTTGCCGACTTGGGCGATAATCAGGGCAGCGACTATAAGTATTGGGTTGAGTTAAAACTTGACCACGTCTTCGACGGATACTTCTCTGGGGCTAAGGGCTTCAACTCAGTCAAAGACTTTGCCCAATCAGCGATAATAAAAAGACCTTTCACTAACTAATAATATTATGTCTAGAACTAAACCAAGATCAACAGGGTCTTCAAACCCTGCTACCAAGTTCCTTCAATGGAACACACAAGCTTCCGCATGGGAGTTTTACGATAAAGAAGCCCAAGAGTCTAAAACATTACCACAGGACACAGGGTTCATCATCCTCGACCAACTTATCACGGCCAAGGGATGGGACGATAGAAAGAACAGTGCAATCTGGTCTAACGAGGTCTATACAGTAGGAGACAAACTTACTCTCCGCAACAAGGACGGTATCATCGCTACCGGCATGTGGTCTGAAGTAAAGACTGTGCATGGTGTTAAGTTCACCAAGTCTGTCTACGCTATGGCTAAGGTTGGTGCAGGCTACGAGCTTGTTAACTTTCAACTCAAGGGCTGTGCTCTCACAGCATGGATTGAATTTGAAGACAAGGTTGGCGGCTCCAATACATTAGAAGGAGATGTTGTTGTGGCAGTTACCGAGGCAGTCGAAGACCGCAAGGGTGCTGTAAGTTACAACAGACCAGTCTTTAACATTGTATCCAACACCCTGTCCAACGAGGCTGCACTCCAAGCAGACAGGATGGATGGCACGCTGCAAGAATATTTATCCTCCTACCTGAAGGTAGACAAACCCACTGAGGACGATGAAGAGGAAGAGAGTGAGCCAGAGATTGCTTACTCGGAGCCTGAAGTCATTGCCAACCCTTTCTAGGCATATGGGGCTAGCCCTTCTCCTGCGGGGGAGGGGCTTTATTTTATAATGGTTAAGAAAACTAACCCAAAGGATGCTTGTGGCATAAAAAAAGTGCCGCTATCAGGTATGCCAGCCAACGTGCTACTTGAAGCGGGGCTTGTGAAGCTACACGGAGACTTGAAGTATGGCAGGTTTAACTGGCGTGAAGCAGGTGTCAGAGGCTCTGTATACTATGATGCTGCCTTCCGTCACCTAGCCGCCTGGTATGAGGGAGAGGACAACGATCCAGACTCTGGACTGCATCACATCTCTCATGCCATAACAGGCCTTGCCGTCCTAAGAGACTCAATCATGAGGGGCAACTGGATAGACGATAGACCAGAGCCTACTCTCAACATCGTATCAGAACTAAACAAAGAAGCTATTAAGATTATAGAAAAGAATGGATCAACCTCATAACTTAGAAGCAGAAGAGGCGTTGCTGTCCTGTTGCCTACTAGATAATGCTTCCTACGACAGCATCAGCACCATTGTCAACGCAGACGATTTCTACGGCAACTCCAATAAAATAATCTTCAAGGCCATATCTAAGTTATGCTCCTCTGGCAAAGAGTTCTCTGAGCTCGACCTTGATGAGTTTCTAAAACGTGAAGGCACGGACAAGGAAGCAGGTGGACTTAGCAATATAATGTATATACAGGGGCAAGCCAGTAGCTCCTTGCAGATAGGTAGCCATGCCAAGATTATAAAAGAGAAGTCTAAGTTACGTCAGATTATTCGCACTTCTCGTATCGCCATTGAATCAGCAAAAGAGAACCAAGACCCAGACGTAATCATTGCTGACATCGAGAGGGCTGTTACTGCTACCCTAGATAATAACTCTGCTACTGACCCGTCCATCAGAGTAGCTGCTGAGTCCTTGCGTGAGGATTTCAAAAAGATGGAGGAAGGAACCTACGATACCTTTGCCCTACCAACTAGGATCAAACAATTAGATGAGAAGCTCAGTGCTGGCGGTATAGCCAATGGAGAGGTAATGGTTGTTGCTGCTCCTACCTCCTGTGGCAAGACTTGCATTGCCTTGAACATAGCCTTACAGAACGGCGTGACCCACAGCAAGCCAGGTCTATACTTCTCCTTTGAGATGCAGGCCAAGAGTCTAGCAAAGCGCATGATACAAACCTGCTCTGCCGTAAACCTTAACCAGTTCCAAGAGGGTGTGCTTTCCGAAGAGAAACAGAAGCGAGTGTGGGATGCTACCGACAGGGTAGAGAACGCACCCATATTCACAGAGCACTACGTCAGGAATGTTGATGAACTTCGTTCACGTGCTCGTATGTATAAACGTAAGCACAAGATTGAATGGATTGTGATAGACTATCTGCAACTTGTTCCTTGGAACACTAAATTAAAGAAGCATGACGGCATTGCAGAGGTTAGTCATCAGATAAAACTTATGGCTATGGAGTTAGACCTACCTGTTATACTGTTAGCACAAGTAAACAGAGAGGGAGCCAAACGCGAAACTGGTATTACACTATATGACTTGAAGGATTCCGGGGACATCGAGAACGACGCAGACATTATCCTCTTGCTATGGCCTAACGGCTCAGATACAAAAGAAGCTACAGTCCACAATGATCCAGTCAACGGCACACATATCTCTATCAAATACAATATAGCAAAGCAACGCGAAGGTGAGCGAGACCAGTATGGTAAGTTTGTTTTCCAAAACCACATAGGCAGATTTAGTTAACTCTCACAATCATAAATATGACACACGAAAACCTAACACAGAAGCAAGCCTATAACCTCTATCTAGAAGGTTTTAGTTACCATCAAATCGCTCAAGACTTTGGAACAAGTGCAGAGGCTGTGCGCTCTAAGATTAGGCGATACAAGGCTACCATACCATCAGCTCAGGGAACAGAGCGAGTTCTAGTCATAGCAGATACCCATTGCCCTGCCATGCATACCGGCTACATAGAATTTTTACTATCCATCTTTCACAAGCATAGATGCACACGTGTAGTTCACATTGGTGATCTAGTAGACTGGAACGCTATAAGCTTCCACGAGAAAGACCCAACCATGCCTAGTGCAGCAGACGAGTTTGTAGCGGCAGCCAAGCAGGTTAGAGCACTACACAGGGCTTTCCCGGAGGTAGACTACCTTGTAGGCAATCACTCAGCCCTACCGGAGCGTAAGGCACAGAGCGTTGGCCTACCACCAGAGGTAATACTTAACTTCAAAACATTATGGGGTCTTGACGGGTGGACGATACATCCTAGGTTCACAGACCTAGTAATTGATGGAGTCATATACAGGCACGGAGACAAGGAGAAGGGAGGTCAGATGTCGGCACTGAAGAACGCACAAGCCCAGTTCAAGTCTCTTGTCATGGGTCATTTTCACGCACAGGCTGGCATCAACTACCACGCCAACCAGGATGATATTGTCTTTGGCATGAACGTAGGCTGTGGGGTAGATCACGATCACCCCGCCATGAACTACGGGCGCGTCTACGCCGCCAAACCAATCGTGGGATGCGGTGTAGTATACTCACCCAAGCTTGCTTTCTTTGAACCAATGTTTATCTAACCAAAACCACTATGATGTATGAACACAAACTAGAAATGGACAACTACGCCGGCAGCATAAGCAATGTCATTGTAGAGTTTGAAGCCGACGCACCGTCATCACGTGACCCAGAGGTCAGGGGTATATATTATCTTGAGTCTGACAACCC